GTTGTAAATTAGACAACCTCTAGCCGTAATTGTTGCAGTACCAAAAGTTAGATCTGCAAAATCCACTATGGCTGTAGTGCCAGATGTTGATGGTGTAACATTCGTAAGAGCGCTTCCACCAGAACTATAGTTAGTCCCAGATGCTTGACCTGTGGTTACAAACGCAGTTGTAGAAGCACCCAAAGTAGCTGAACTCGTGTAAAGTGCTAGTTTGAATGAGTCTGCTCCATTCGTAAAATTGTGTCCTTCAACAAGCAACTCTTGTTTAAAACTTGTGCATATTGCCGATGATATTGCCATTATAGCTCCCTCAATATTTTAGCCATGTCTTCATGGCCTTGTTCACTTAGTATATTCGAGTAAGTCGTATTTTGCGACTTAATCGCGTTTTTAATAGTATACAAGATTACAGTATAAACTTGGTTTTGAAAAGCTAGAGCTTGTTGCTTTATATGTTCTGGTGCATTATCCGATATGCTAACAATTTTTTTTGTAGCTTGCGCTGCCCAAAACTCAGGATCGTGTCCTTTTTTTTCTGTTGAATGTACCTCTACTTTGCCTAATACAAAATCACTTTTTGCACTCATTGTCACCCCTTATATGGTTCAGGTGGAACCACCTCTTCATTAATTTTCAATCCATATTGCTCAAGTTGTTTATTAATTTCATCAAACGGACCTATGATGAATTTGCCTTCATGTGGCACAGCTACTAAAGGTTTGTTGAGTCTATGAAATCCATACAGTTTTTCGGTAGCTGGTACATTTGAGTCTAAAACTGTTGATCTACCGCTTATACCAACAATAATATCCTCACTCATACATTTACTAATCCAAAACTCTACACAAGCTCTACCTGCCTCAGCAAAGTGCATATTTTCTTTGTAAGAAAAGTCTATACCAAACAAATCGATCCTAGCCACTTTATTCCATAAAGCAAAAGCAATCCCATAAGCTACTGTATTGTTTAAGTAAGCACATTTGGTAGCGTTACAAACTTCTTCTACAGGGTATCTTACTGGATTTTTTATTCTAGGATCTTCCTCACAAGTATATATAGGAACATCGGATTCAGACATAAGTTTAATCATAGCTTGTGTCTGCTTACCTGCATCGTCAGAATCAAAAAACCGACTAGCAGGATCTAAAGCAAATATTCTGTCTGCTGGATATACTAAACCAGCAGAGTTTATACACCATATCTCGTCCCATTCTCTTGAATTCTCTAAGCCTATTGCAAAATCAACTTGTGACACACCCAAGCCGATTAAGGCAACTTTTTTACCTTGTAAATGTGGTAATGGTTCCATTATGTCACGCTAGAGCGGACTGAATCGTATCTGTATTCGTCGCGTGTGCCACGACCTTCTGATATATTTTTCATACGAGCTATCGCCTCCTTGAATCGCCCCTCAAACTGGGCAACGATTTCAGGTGGCTCTTTCAGAAAGATCGCTCCTTCTACTAAAGCTCCATACAACAAAGCATCTGCATAATCCGTAGATAAAGTTGTTGTACCACTGTCACTACCATTGGTTAAAGAGGTTGGTTTATTTAAGTAATGCAGCTCAACTGTGTAAGCCGCATCAGGAATTGGTGAAATCTCAAAAGAAGTTTCATCAAATAAAGAATAATATTTAGGTGTACTTTGTGTCGTTCCTGGAGAAAACTCTTTTATAAAAGATGGATGCTTATAATCTAAATAATCGTAACTATTGGAATTTATTATTGCTAAACTCATTGGAGCATAAAAATCTGTTGGCGTAGCTAAAAACCTATTGCCTGAACTTAAATTACCTTGCACATTTTTTCTCTGATCAGGTAATTGCACAAAAGAGAATATTCTGTCCTCCGACTCTTTAATGAAAGTTGGAAGCTGGTTAGTAAAAGTTGTTTCAGTCACCTCAAGATAATCTTGTATCGCTGTTTTTAATGTTCCGTAAGTAAAACTCATGTCGTTATAGTAACCTCACCTAAACCAGTAGATATAGAGAAAGTGGTCAATAAAGAGCCAAGTTTCCCATCACCAACATTAGTATAAACTAAAAAAGCTGAGTTATCGTCTACCACATCAGGTCTAGCATTTTTTACAGCTTGCGGATCTTGAGTGCTTGGTTTTGGCATAAGTTGTGGGTGTTTGGCATCCCACTGATCAGGACCTACCAATAAACCATCCCATGTCATACGCATATCTTTTAGTTTGTACCTAAAACCAGTTATGTCGCAGATTCCATAAGAGTATTTTCCTGATGCAAAAGCCATTATGCGTTATTGTAACTCCTTAAATTCGGTGATATTTTGTAAGAAGCTCTATCTTCATCTTGTGAAAGAGCTCTTTGAAACTCATCTTCATACATCGCTTTCAATAAGTTTGTTCTTTCAGGTGCCCGTTTGATAGAAATGTAATAAGCTAAACCTGCCGCCAGACAAGGATAAAATCGGAATGGCAGATCTAATGTATTTGCGCCTACGTCTGCATCATCCATCCTCGTAAGCACATTCATGTGGATCGTGTAAGTGCTTGATTTGTCTGGGACAGGCCAAACTGATATTGTTGGGGTGAGTTGTTTGTTTATAAAAAATTGATTGGGTTTGCCTGTAGTGGATTTAGTGGTTATGTGAGAATATTCTGCTCTACTTAATCTAGTCATAGGTATGTCTGTAGTCTCAGAATTCAAAGTCTCTCTTATGAACACGTCTAAAACATCTATTGGCGCAGTTCCATTGGTGCTGTCTACGTTATATGTTTTTGTATCTTTGACCATATCAACAGTTTTTTCAGTTATAGTCCATTGATTCAATCCTCTGTTTGCCCACTCAGCTAACATAAGATTGAGACTTCTATTAGCAGACTTCAAATCATAACCAGTTCTGAGCTCTAACCCACAC